GCGGGAGTAAAGGGCTGTAATTTTACTATAATCAGTCATGTGCATAACCTCCTGTGCGTCCATATAGGCTTCCTTTACACTTAAAATTATGCACTCCAGTGTACGGCGGAGGGACTTGGGGACTGGTTTTATAAATCCAGTACCCAGGCATCCTCGAATTACGGCATCGACAAGGACGGTCGTGTCGGAATGTATGTGGAGGAGAAGAACCGCTCCTGGTGTTCTTCCTCCAATGCCAATGACCAGAGGGCAATCACCATCGAGTGCGCATCCGACACCACGGAGCCGTATGCGTTCCGCGATATCGTATATCAGACGCTCATCAAGCTGTGCGTGGATATCTGCAAGCGAAACGGCAAGACGAAACTCCTGTGGTTTGGCGATAAGGACAAGACGCTTGCCTACGAACCGAAGTCCGGCGAGATGGTGCTGACCGTCCATCGGTGGTTCGCCAATAAGTCCTGTCCCGGCAACTGGATGTATGCCAGGATGGGTGATCTTGCGGAAAAGGTCACGGCGGCTCTCGGTAGTGGTACTGGGGGGACCGATGGTTCCGCAACTACACAAGGAACACAGGCTTCCGCCTTTTCTTCGCTTTCAGAGTCGGATGTTGTAAAGAGTGTAGGGACATTGTTTACGGCAGATCAGAAGAGAACAGGCATCCTCGCCTCGGTTTCGATGGCGCAGTTCATCCTTGAATCCGGATATGGCAAGTCGGAGCTGGCGCAGAACGCCAATAACGTGTTCGGCATGAAATGCTCCCTCTCCGGCAACACGTGGAGCGGTTCGAACTGGGACGGAACGAGCAAGTATACCAAGCAGACGAAGGAACAGAACACGGACGGCAGCTATACCACCATCACAGCGGACTTCCGCAATTACCCGTGTGTGGAGGATTCCATTGCCGACCATTCCGCATATCTGCTCGGCGCGAAGAACGGCAGCAAACTCCGCTATGACGGTCTGAAGGGCTGCACCGACTACAAGAAAGCGGCGCAGATCATCAAGGACGGCGGTTACGCCACAAGCCTTACCTATGTGCAGAACCTCTGCTCCATCATCGAGCGGTGGAACCTTACGCAGTTCGATGTGAAGGAAAGCGAGACGGCTGTCGCATGGTACCGTGTTCGTAAGACCTGGGCGGACGCCAAAACGCAGAAAGGCGCGTATAAGATTTTGGAGAACGCCAAGAAGTGCGCGGATGCCAATCCGGGATATAGTGTGTTCGATGTAAACGGTGTAAACATCTACACACCGAACACAACATCTGATTCCGCGGCGGCGGTTCCGTTCTTCGTGAAGGTCAGCATCAGCGATTTGAACATCCGTAAGGGTCCCGGTACGGACTATGCGAGGACGCAGTATATCCCTGTCGGCGTTTATACCATTGTGGAGGTCAAGTCTGGCAAGGGCTCGACCGCAGGATGGGGACGCTTAAAGAGCGGCGCGGGATGGATTTCGCTCGACTATACCGTCCGTGTATAACGAAGAATATCTGAATTTATTTGAGCCTGTGGGCATTCCCGTTGCGGAGTGTCCACAGGCTCTTTTTTGTTATGAGGTTAAAATCCGGCGCATATCTTTTGACTGTGACTTAGGAGGTCTCAGTCATGGATGGATTTCAGAAGGAACAGATCAGGAACCTTCGGAGAGAAGGTATGAGTTATGCGAAAATCGCAAAGCAGGTCGATGTTTCCAGGGATGCGGTCATATCCTTTTGCCGCAGGAACGGTCTGCAGGAAATAAAAAAGCCGATTCCGGTTGTGAATACCGATGCAGCAGATGTCTGCCGTGAGTGTGGAAAGCCACTGATCCAGGTGGACGGGATGAAACGGCGCGTGTTCTGCTCAAAAGAATGCCGCGTTAAGTGGTGGAAGGAGCATCCGGAACGGCTGAATCAAAAGGCAGTGTATCAGTACACGTGTCCGCACTGCGGTAAGCCATTCTCTGCCTATGGCAACTCCAAGCGGAAGTATTGTTCTCATGCCTGCTATATCTCTGATCGATTCGGAGGTGGAGCGGATGAATGAGGCGGAATTTCATGCGGAGAAAATGTACCTTCTGTGCCTTGGAACGGCGAAAGCGATGCTTAAGAAGGGCGTCATTTCAGAAGAAGAGTTCACTAAAATTGATACAATGCTGCTCGAAAAATACAAGCCAACTTTGTCTACATTATTATCGGGAAAACCCTTGATATAACTGGCTTTTAGAGTGATATATAGTGTCGGAAAGGAGTTGATTTCATGCCGAAAATCACGAGAATCAAGCCGGGTATCAAGGCACTCCCGGCAAAGAAAAAAGTGGCGGCCTACGCAAGGGTCTCCAAGGACACCGAGCGGCTGCTTCACTCCGTTTCCGCACAGGTAAGCTATTACAGCGATCTCATCCAGAAGAATCCGGAATGGGAATATGCAGGCGTGTACGCTGACTCCGGCATAACAGGCACTCTCGTCGCAGGACGCAGTGAGTTCGGACGGTTGCTGGAGGACTGCGAGGCTGGCAAGATTGACATCATCCTTTGCAAGTCGATTTCCAGGTTTGCGAGAAACACGGTCGATCTGCTGAATACGGTCAGACATTTGAAGGACATCGGTGTGGAGGTTCGGTTCGAGAAAGAGCAGATCAATTCGATGAGCGGGGATGGAGAACTGATGCTTTCCATCCTCGCTTCTTTTGCCCAGGAAGAGAGCCGGAGCATTTCCGAAAATGTGAAATGGGGCATCCACAAGCGGTTCAAAAACGGAGAGATCGGTGCGGCAAACAAGCACATCCTTGGCTACCGGTACGATGATGAACTGAAAAAGTATGTCATCATTCCCGAAGAAGCCGAGGCGGTCAGATGGATGTTCCAGATGTACATCGATGGCGTTACCCTGCGGGACATTGCGGATAGCATGAACAATGCGGGCATCCGTACCACGCTGGGAAATGACTTTCAGGAAGCCTCAGTACGGCAGCTGATTTTCAACGAGGTCTATGCCGGGGATATCCGCCGACAGAAATGCTACATCGAAGATCCCATCACCAAAAGGAAGGTGCCAAATCGCGGAGAGCTGCCGCAGTATTACATGGCAGACAGCCACGAGGCTATCATCGACCGCGACACCTACGCAAAGGTAAAAGCGGAAATGGAGCGACGGGCTTCGCTGCTGAATCCGACATATTGCTTTACGGGAAAGTTCAAATGCGCCGTATGCGGGGCGAACTTTACGAGGAAGAAAGGCAGGGTCAGGGGCAAGGAATATGTGGACTGGATCTGCCGCAGCAAAAAAGAGCCTGGAGTCACCTGCAAGAGCCACAATTATCCTGAACATAAGCTGATGGATATTTGCGCCGAACTGATGGAAACGGACGGATTCGATGAAGAAGCGTTCGAGAGGAATGTTAAGCAGATCACCTCGCTTGCGGACGGCAGTATTGAGATGCAGCTTTATGGCGGCGAGGTCAGACAGTGGCAGATGCCGCCAAAGCCGGTCAAGCCGAAGAAAATAAAGCCGGAGAGCAAGCGTCCAAGAAACCTGTTCGACGGGAAAATCTTCTGCGGCAAGTGTGGCAGACGGTTTGGCAGAGCCATCAGCGATACAACGGACGGCGGTCACCTTTACTGGTACTGCCGAGCAAAGAGCAATCACGGAATCACCTGCGACAGTGTCAACTATCCCGATTCAGAGATCAGGGACATCTTCTGCCGGGTCATGGGGAAGAAAACCTTTGACGAGGATTACTTCACAAAAACGGTCGACCGCATGGTGGTTCAAGCCTCCGGCAGTATTGACTTTCATCTGAAGGACGGCACGGTCAAGACATATGAGACGCTCAAGCTGCGGAGCAACAGGCACGAGACCACATCCACGGATGAGTTCACCGGGATGATTCGGTGCGCCTGCTGCGGAAACATTTACCACAGATACTGCGGATACGGAAAGTACGTTTACTGGCGATGCTCCGGCAAGCACAAGGTCAGGACGGAATGCAACGGGCAGGACCTGGCGGATTTCAACATCCGTAAGGTTTCCGCCTACATTCTCGGCATGGATGATTTTGACGGGAAAGCATTCACGGAGCAGATCGACCACATCACAGCATTGGAAGACGGAAGTCTGGAATACTTTTTTAAAGACAGGAGGGCAAAAAAGTGGCAAAGAACGTAATCACAATACCCGCCACCATCAGCAAGTTCACAGCCTCTCCCCTCGGCAGCAGGAAAAAGCGGAAGGTTGCCGCCTATGCCCGCGTTTCAACGGACAGGGACGAACAGCTGACGAGCTACGAGGCACAGGTGGACTACTACACGAATTACATCAAAGGGCGCGAGGATTGGGAGTTTGTCGCCGTGTATGCTGACGAAGGCATAACCGGCTGCAATACGACGCATAGAGACGGTTTCAATTCTATGGTCGAGGATGCCCTGGCGGGAAGAATCGACCTCATCGTGACAAAAAGCGTGAGCCGCTTCGCAAGGAACACGGTAGACAGCCTTACGACCATCCGAAAGCTGAAGGAGAACGGCACGGAGTGCTATTTCGAGAAGGAGAACATCTGGACATTTGACGGCAAGGGCGAATTGCTCCTGACCATCATGTCAAGCCTTGCACAGGAAGAGAGCCGCTCCATTTCGGAGAACTGCACCTGGGGACAGAGAAAGCGTTTCCAGGACGGCAAGGTCACGGTGCCGTTCAAGCGTTTCCTCGGATACGACCGGGGCGAGGACGGCAACCTGGTGGTAAACGAGGAGCAGGCGGTCATCGTCCGCAGAATCTACGGGCTTTTCCTGCAGGGAAAAACACCGTATGCGATTGCGCGGCAGCTCACCGAGGAGGGCATCCCGACGCCGGGCGGTAAAAAGAACTGGGGCAAGAAAACGGTCGAGAGCATACTTACCAACGAAAAGTACAAAGGCGACGCCCTGCTCCAGAAGGTCTACACTACGGACTTCCTGACAAAGAAAAAGAAGAAGAACGAGGGCGAGGTGCCGCAATACTATGTGGAAGGAAACCATGAAGCGATTATCCCTCCCGCACAGTTTGACAGGGTGCAGAAGGAGATGCAGAGACGGTTCGGTGATACGGACCGGCACGGCTGCGTGAGCATTTTCTCCAGCAAAATCCGATGCGGTGACTGCGGCGGCTTTTACGGCTCGAAGGTGTGGCACTCCAATGACAAGTACAGAAAAGTCATATGGCGGTGCAATCACAAGTACGATGACGGAAAGAACTGCTCCACGCCTCATTTGGACGAGGACACCATCAAGGCATTGTACCTCAAAGCCCTGCGGATTCTCGGAGAGGAGCGGGACGAGATCATCGCCACCTTTGAAGCCATCAAGGACAAGATGTACGATACCACGGAGCTGGAGACAGAACAGGCAGCCTTGCAACAGGAGGTCATGGTGGTAACGGAACTGGTCGAGCAGTGCATCAGCGAGAACGCCCATGTTGCACAGAATCAGAAGGATTACCAAAAGAAGTATGATGCTCTCTCCGAACGCTATGACAGGACAAAGGAACGGCTGGATAAGGTCAGCGGCAGGATCATGGAGCGTCAGGCAAAGCGGGAAATGATCGAGGCGCTCCTTCATGACCTGGCAGAGATGGATGAGGATGTACAGGAATTCACGGATGACCTTTGGTTCAACCTTCTCGACCATGTGACGGTTTTCTCGAAGAAGGATGTGCGCTTCACCTTCAAGAACGGGACGGAGATCAGTGTGAAATAACGGCAGCAGAACACGGCCGGACACCTTGCGGATTGCGGGATGTCCGGCTTTCTCTATGCAAAATTAAAATGTACGGCAACAGCAGAGCAAGGCAAAATTATAAAGTATGGCAAAATCAAAAAGTGTAGGGCAAAGTTAAAAGGTTCAAGGCAAAATCAAAAGGTATAGGGGCAAAATGTAATTGTATCGCTTTGGGATACTACTTAGACGACGGCATATCAGGAACAAACACGAAAAAGCGCGATGAGTTCAACAGAATGATAGGGGAATGCAGGGCGGGTCATATCGACATGATCCTAACCAAGTCGATCAGCCGTTTTTCTAGGAACACGGTCGACTGTCTGAAATATACCCGGGAACTGAAGGCGATGAACATTGCCGTATATTTTGAAAAGGAAAATATCAATACGCTGGATGCCAAGGGCGAGGTGCTTATGACCATCATGGCGGCGCTTGCGCAACAGGAATCCGAATCGCTCTCGGCTAATGTCCGACTTGGGCTTCAGTTCAGGAATCAGCAGGGGAAGGTGCAGGTAAACTACAATCGTTTTCTTGGATACACAAAAGGCGAAGATGGAAAATTGGTCATTGTCCCTGAGGAGGCGGCGATAGTAAAGCGGATCTATGCCGAGTACCTTGACGGTAGCAGCCTGCTACAGATCAAAAGGGGCCTTGAGAAGGACGGGATAAAAAACGGAGCGGGAAATTCAAGATGGTGGGAATCTAACCTCAAACAGATACTTACCAATGAGAAATATATCGGCGACGCGATACTTCAGAAAACCGTGACCACAAGCCTGCTTGAAAAGAGAAGAGAACGCAATAACGGGATCGCACCGAAGTACTATGTGAAGAATAGTCAGCCGGCTATCATAGACAGGGATGTGTTTTTAAGAGTCCAGGCAGAGATGGAAAGGCGCACCGATCTCGTCGCGGGAGGGAAGAAGAGAGTCTACAGCAGTAGATACGCCCTTTCTGGCATGGTGTTCTGCGGGCACTGCGGAGACATCTACCGCCGGGTGACATGGTGCTACCGCAGCGGAGAAAAGGAAGTTGTATGGCGCTGCGTAAGCCGGGTCGAGAAAAATAAGAGCGGTATAGACTGCCCTGCAAGGACAATAAAGGAAGAAGCGCTCCATGCGGCTATCGTGGAAGCGGTAAACGATGCCTGGTCGATGAGGGACACTGTGATCCCAATGCTTAAGAAGAACGTACAGAAGGTCCTTAAGAAGAAGTATGCTGATAAAATTAAAAAGATCGATAAGGAACTGAAGCATCAGCAGGAAGAGCTTCTTGCAGCCGGAAGAGACCAAGGGAAAATCGACAGGGCGGGCGAGGCTATCCATTCGCTTCAGGAGGAAAGAGACAAGGTATTAGCTGAACAGGCATCCGATCACGGGGTACAGGATCGCATCGACGAACTCACCGATTTCCTTGAAGAACAGACCGAAGAAATCAGCGAATATACGGATCTGCTGGTCCGAAGGCTGATTGAAAAAGTTGTCATTTATGATGAGAAGATATTCATTAAGTTCAAGTCAGGACTTGAGACCGAGGTCGATGCCTGACTGCAGAGAACACCCGAATGTCCACGAGATGGGGCGGAGGGTGTTTTTTTTGTGTGTTTGCGTAAAAAATGATGAGGGCTATAATGTAAGCCTACGCTTGACGTTAGGTAGGTGGCAGACGGTCGGGCATATTCCGTAAACACACGGATATGGCAAATGCATTACCAGTGAAATCGCAATTCACGGTACGCGCTCGACGCATGTGGAGACGGTCTGTTTGATGTCAAGGGTCGAAGGAAAATAGGCGCGAAAGCCCAGTAATACAGCGGTTTTCGGACAATCGAGCAAATTTGGCATCGGGCAGGACGAACGCTTCTCGGTAAC